GTCTGCATCCGTTACTTCTTCTAACCAACCACTTCCAGGTGTAACTCTACCTGCTTTTGTATGTGGTATTTCTCTACATTCTACATAATTTCTACTATCATATGTACCATTACCCGTACTATCTAAACTTAAATCGCTTGTAAATCTTTCAACACCTAATATTGTATTAGTACTAATTGTATGATTTAATGCTCCTAATGAAGCAGTTAATACTCCACCACTACTTCCACTTAATGTAATAGTTGGTGCTTCTAAATATCCAAATCCTTTTTCCGTAATAGTAACTGCGTCTATTTCTCCACTTCCGTTTATAGTACAAGTAGCCGTAGCAGTAGTATTTGGTTGTGTAGATGTTGGAGGAGCACTTATAGTAATATTAGGAGCAGATGAATATCCACTACCTGCGTTTGTAATAGCAATAGAATTTACAGAACTATGCTCAATAAGGCTATCAACACCTAAAACCCACAATACATCTTTTGGTACTATATTAATTAATTCTTGTGCACCATCTTGTAAATATTGCGTATAATAATCAGAATTTAAAGCAGAACTTCCTATTAATTGGTTTATTTGTGATTTATATGACGGCATTATTTAAACCTCTTGACATTATCATTTGCGTTTTCATAACTAATTTCCATTTTTGTTTGTCTAGCAAATGGATTCATATTTATATAAACATTTTTATTTGAGCCTGTATTATCTAAAAGTGACGTATTACAGTTGCTACAAATATAGTCATTTTCTGCTGTTTTTTCTACTAATTTTTTACAATCTTCTTGTTTACAGTAAACCCAAACTCTTCTCATTCCCAATACCCTCTATCTATTGTTATGAACATAGGATATACTACAGGGGGATTATATAAATAACCCCCCGTAGAATCATAAGTCCAATAAGACTCTTGTTTAGCCAATCGGAGTACCTGCACTTACAAAGTTGAATAATGCGTGACTTTCAGGCATACATACTTCAAGTCCTGCTTCTGTAAGAATTAGGTCTTTTCGTAAGTCTTCATCTGGAAGTTGTACATTAGTATCAATGTATGTGTCTCTGTTTAATCCGTTACCAACAAGTGGTCTATATTTAACATTATTAAGGTCAACGCAAAGCATTGAGTTCTTAGCAATACCTCTAAATAATGGTTGTTTAACCATATTTAAAGAGCCGTGAACTGTTTCGATACGCATAACTTTGTGTCCGAAGCCACCAGTTTTATCCTCAAAAGACATATTATATCTATAAGGACCAGAGTCTCCTGCACTATTTTGTAGGTATCCACCTTGCATTTTGTTAAATAATGTTATGACAGGTAAACTAGCCATACAGAACTTTTCACTTGAACCACCTCTTGCAGGGTCAAATATTACTTCCATATCTTCTAAGAAAGAATCGTATGTAAGTTCATTAACCGCAGGAGAGCCCGCAGCAATATCAATTGTTCTAATGTATGGTTTACCACTTTCGTATGCTAACTTAGTAGAAGCCGTAGATTGGTTAACAGCACCCGAGTTTAGGATTGAACCTAAAATACCATCTGTATATTGAACACCATTTACAACACCTTTATTATTAAATAAAAATGCTCTTTCAATGTCAACTTTATGTTCTCTTAGTTTCATTGCCCAAATTCTATCCCACTCTTTTGAATATCCACGCATCATTGTTGCATACGCAGTATTAGTCATTGAGCAAGTGGTTTTGAATATTTGAGTCAACCCGTAAGTATCATCAATTCCATAACCAAAAGAATCAGGTGCTCCTGTTCCTTCAGCAAAAGCACTACCAATTACTTGGAAGTCATATTTACTTCCTCCTGCTGCACCAGTTAATGTAATTGCTGCGTCAGGCGAGTTTTTGTCTTGCTTTACTGTTTTAACTTGGATAGTATTACCACTTACAGAATGGATTCTACCAAAAATTTGCTCGGGAACTTCACTATTCCAAGCAACATATTGGATTACCATACCTGCTACTAATTTAGAGCCGTCTACAACAGGAATATCAGCGAGTTCTCCACCATCGGGAGAGTCATCGGCATCATTATAAGTCCAAGACTCATTATCGCCTTCTTCTATTTTTATTGTATCGTTCTGTGCTATTGTAAATTGAAAAGTTCTATCTGTCCAACTTATTTGTTCTCTATCTTCTAACACTCTAAATACTGGGTCGTCCGTAGGCATTTTGCTTACTGCATTCAAATATACGAAGAACGGAGTTTCTTCAGGTGTCAGTTTATATACTCTGTCACCAAAATTATGTCGTCTTCGTAATCCTTGAGTTGGAGTAATTGTGTTGGTTGTACTCCCAGTAAAGTTAGAGTTCACTGATTTGATTGCGTCTGTAGCCATCATTTCTCCTTTAACTTTTTAACTTTTTTATTAACGACAATGACTAAACAATTAGAATATTTTGTTTTTATCGGCAGCAGACACTATACCATCCCACATTGAATCTGTATCGCTTTTTTGTTCCACTTGTGGTGGTGCACCTTGTAGAACACCTCCTGTTTGAGGAGTGTTTTGTGTTCTTTTAGTTGCAGCAATACTTGGGTCGGGTTGTGTTGCAGCAGATGAAGGGGTTGTTGCCCTCCACATTTGAACTAATTGTTCAGTACCCATTTGAGCAACAGGAGTATTAGCGAACTCGTAGAATTGCTTCTTTTGGACATCATCTAGTCCCAAATTCGATAACTCCTTGTCGAACGCATTTAATTTCTTTTCTTGTTCGTATTGACCTACTATTTCAGTTTTGAACTTTTTAAGTGCACTTTGCACATTATTTTGTTCTTGATTAACACGATATTGATAAGAGATTGACTGCGGTTCATTATAGGCATCCCAAGGGTCAAAATCTTCAGGAGGTGCATCCATTTTTGGAGCAGGCTCATTCGGTTGTACATTTTCTTTATTATTGGTTGGTTGACCACCTTGTAACATTCCTTGCAGATATTCTTGGACATCGGGTCTTCCGTCAACAAATTCTCCTAAAGCCTTATACTTGTTAAGGTCTTGTGAAAGTTTTTTGTTTTCTTCAAACATTTTATCCTTTTCTGATTGAAAGTACTTGGCTGATGCCTCCCAATTAGTTGGTGTACCATCTTGATTTTCTTGGGTGTGCTCTCCCTGCACTTGTGGTTCAGGTTGGCTTTCTTCCGAAAACTCCTGATTGTCCGTGATGAGTGCGTCATCATTATTCCCTATGATTGGGTCATCAACACCTAATGCTTGATTATTTGGATTAACTCCACCTTCATCAAGTATTTGTGGTGCTTCGTGAACCATTTCTTCGGGTGCTTTTGTTTCTTCCATTGTATCTCCTTTATAAGATTTCCTCATCGGTCTCGGTAACATTCGATGCTTCATCCTCTACAACATCCTCTTCCATATTAGTTTGAGGCATTTGTTGTTGTTGGTTTTGCATCTCCAATTTCTTGCCTTCGAGGGTAACCTTGTCTTTGAATTTACTTATTGCAACTTTTGTATCAGCCTTCATATCAGATTCTCGTTCATTAAGACGTGACTTAAATTTCTCCACTTCAGTCCTTTGACGAGCCGACACAGACTCTCTACGGGCAGTTTGCAGGTCGCCCTTAAGTTCTTTAATTTGTTGTTCATAATTAGCAATAGCCGATTGCATTTGTGATATTTCGCCAAATCTTTTAAGAATACCTTCTTTATCAAATACTTCGGTTTTCTTAAGAGCCTCTGTTTTATCAATAAGACCCATTTGGAATGCTTCCATATATATTTGAAACTCTGCCCATTTATTACTAGGCATAGTTGAATTACCTACAATCTTAATATCATATTGACCGACATTCATATCATTTTTCATTTGTTGTATTGCTTGACCTTTGTCGTCATATAATTTAAATTGCTCATTTATAGTTGCCTCGCTAACATCATTGTTAGGTTGAACAATTCTAAATGTTTTCTTATAATCATAATGTTTTTTACATAAATTGTATACTACAGTTCCCAATCTTCTTAAAGAGCCTTCTATATCTCTTAATTTAGATTTACTTCTTCTTGCTCCAAAATCCTCTAGTTGCATAGTTGCACTTGCAGTTCTAGGTGCTGCATCGGGATTACCTTGTTGCATTTCATAGATACCCATATTTAAATCAATATATTTTTCTAGCATTTGTGGTAATTGCATAATAGTCGATGCTAATGGTTGTGGGGACGGAAAATGTGGCTCTCCAAAAGATGCGTCATATTCAATGGTCGCAGTTGGATTTGCCCAATCTCTCTCTAATTGTTCCATATCTGTAATAGAACCTTGAGGAATTAATAATTTTAAACCTGCAGATGCTTGTGCGTGTGATGTAAGTAATGATACCATTTTATTTATGTATCTTTGCATATCCCTACCTTTTCTAACATCACTCATTG